CTACTTCGTTCGTCTCGAGTCGTTGTTCTCGTCGTTCCTGCAACCGGGAACGTATGCGGCGTTCGACACTGACGCGATCACGAGGGCGACAACTCAGGAGCGTTACCACAACTGGAACACGGCGATTCTGTCCGGGTTCCTGAACGTGGATGAGGTTCGCCGCCGCGAAGGCCTGCCGCCACTGCCCGACGGTGACGGCGAAAAGTACTACACCCCCATTCAGGTTCAGACGGTCCCCGACCCCGAGTCCTCTGCGCCGGCCGCTGCGGTGCCCACCAACGATCCTGCAACAGACCTCTAGGAGCCAAGATGCCAGCGACCAAGACCCGACGCATGGTCACCCAGGGAGGTCTTTCCTGGCGGTCCGATTCATCCACCGTCACCCTCGAAGGGCACGCCTCCACGTTCAGCCAGCCCTACGACATGGGCTGGTATTACGAGACCGTCGCGCCGGGTGCGTTCACGCGAACCCTGAATGCGAAGCCCGACGTTCGGCTGCTCATCAACCATGAGGGCTTGCCCCTCGCGCGCACAGTGTCCGGGACGCTCGAGCTCGCGCAGGATGACTCAGGGCTGTATGTGCGTTCCACGCTAGACCCGTCCGACCCTGACGTTCAGCGGATCGTTCCGAAGATGCAACGCGGCGACCTGAACGAGATGTCATTCGCGTTCACCACCGTCAAAGACGAATGGTCCGAGGACTACACCTCACGCATCCTCCGCGAACTGTCACTCGCGGGCGGTGACGTGTCAGTGGTCACGTATCCGGCCAACCCGAACGCCACTGTTTCTGCCCGGTCGAAGATCCTCGAGAGTGTAGACCCCGAGAAGCTGCGACAGGTTTACGCGAGCATCCGAGAGGGACGCGATTCCGCGATGACGGCAGACGCGGGCTGGCAGCTTGCTGCGATCCTCGAATCCCTGGCGGTAGCCGATGAACACCTCGACTCGTCGCTGGTCGCACTGTCCGACATCCTCGGCGTCGCGAACCCCGATGTTGATGCCGTTGACGAATCCGCTGTAGAAGACGACTTTGCTGCGGCGCGAGAGGCCGACAGGGCGGCGCGCGAACTTCGCGCCGCCCGCATTCGCCTCGAACTGCTGAAGCACACCTAAGCCACCTCGCAATCCTGCGAGGTTATCCGTTCAACCCGGACCAACCCACCCACTCCCCGCAAGAGGGGACTCGGGTACTTGGAACCACTTGGACATCGGAAAGAAACACCCAACCGATGAACCCAGGAGGTTCCCATGTCTCTCATCGAGACCCTTGAGGCCCGCAAGGCCGAGATCGAGCAGGAGCTCGACACCCTCATCAGCACCGCTGAGACCGAAGAGCGCAGCTTCTCGGACGAGGAAACCACCAAGCAGGACGAACTCGTCAGCGAGCACCGTTCCGTCGTCACCAAGATCGAGTCGCAGAAGGCTGCCGACGAGGTTCGCAAGCAGATGGGCGTTCAGCTCGGAACCGCTGGCCCGACCGCGAAGGTTGTGTCTGAGGCGAACCCGGTATACCGCAAGGGTGACCTGTCGACCTCGTACTTCCGCGACCTTTTCGAAGCAGGCACCGGAGACCCCGAAGCCCGCAACCGGATCATCAAGTCGCAGGAATCTCGCGCCGGCATGACCACCGTTGCAGCGGCGGGTGGAACTTTCGCGCCCCCGGAATGGATCGTCGACGAGTATGTGAAGCTGGCCCGCACGGCCCGCGTCACCGCTGACCTGATGACCCACCAGGAACTGCCGCAGGGCATTTCCTCGGTGAACCTTCCGAAGGTGTCGACCGGTTCGACTGTTGCGGTCGTGCAGACGCAGAACACGCAGATCAGTTCCACTGACATCACCACGACGTCGCTTGCCTCGAACATCACCACGATCTCGGGTGGTCAGACCGTCGCGATCCAGCTCATCCGTCAGGGTGGGACTCCGATCGATGACGTTGTGCTGTCGGACCTGGCGCTTGCCTACGCATCGCAGCTTGACCTTCAGGTCATCGCTGGTACCGGTGCCAACGGTCAGCTCAAGGGTCTCGTCTCGTCTGGAACTGTGGTCACCTTCACGACCACGACCCCGGCGTTCGTTTCCTCGACCGCTGCCGCGTCGTTCTACAACAAGCTGATGTCCGCGATCTCGGCAGTCAACACGACCCGTTACCTGCCGGCTGACACGATCATCATGCACCCGGCGCGTTGGGCATGGATCCTCGAGGCTCTGGACACGCAGAACCGTCTGCAGGTCTCGCCGTCGTCGCCGTTCTTCAACGCTGGCGGCGCTCAGAACGATGCGGTTGCTCAGGGTGCGGTAGGCGCGCTGGGTGGTCTGCCCGTTTACATCGACCCGAACATCGCCCAGAACCTTGGTGCGGGCACGAACCAGGACCAGGTGTACGTCCTGCGTCGTGGGGACAACTGGCTGTGGGAGTCGCCCATCGAGGCGGCGTCGTTCGATGCGACTTACGCCAACCAGAACTCGGTCTTCTTCCGGGTGCTGGGGTTCAGCGCGTTCATCGCCCGGTACGCCGGCTCGGTGCAGTACATCGACGGAACTGGCCTCATCGTCCCGACCCTGTAGCACCCGCTCACTAGTCCGTGGCTTAGCGGCTTCGGACAGGGGCGCACCGGTTCCATTCCCGGTGCGCCCCACCCCGAATGGAAGGCAACAATGCTTCGCAAAGATCGTGTCGCGGTCGCATGGATCGATGGCGGCACCGTGGATGGCGATTTCGCTGTCTCGATGTTGAACCTGTTCACGTCCCGCAACGACCGGATTGCCACGGTGATCCGTATTGGTGGGGCGCTGTTGTCGAGGCAGCGGAATGAGATCGTCGCCGCGTTCCTTGAGCGCGACATTGAGTGGCTGTTCTTCATTGACTCGGACGAGACGATCACGGTTGAGGCGTTCGACAAGATCGTTGAGGCCGCGCATGACAAGTTGCGGCCGATTGTCGCGGGTGTGTATTTCGCGGCGTGGGCGAATGAGTCGGGTGTCCATCCGATGCCGATGCCGATGATTTTGGCGCAAAACAAGGTGGGGCGGTATGACCCGATCTGGGATATGCCCGACGATGCGGTGATCTCGATCGATGCGGCCGGGACTGGCGCGTTGATGATCCACCGGTCGGTACTCGAGGCCATGCGTGATGCATCTGAAGCGTCCGTGCTGGGTCAGCACGAGGGCGGGAAGTGGTGTTGGTTCCGCGACATGCCCGTGGTGGGCGAGTGGGTCGGTGAGGACATCTTCTTCTGCAAACGTGCCCGCGATCTGGGGTTTCCGATCGTCGCCGCTACGGGGGCGCGCCTGGGGCATCACAAGGGCTACTGGGTCACCGATGCCCAGTTCAGGGATTACACGGCGTCGCACCCCGAGGTGTTGACCGCGCGTCACGAGGTCAAGTTCGAGGGAGTCGATGATGAGTGATTCTGTCGAGGATCGTGTGGCGGATTTGAAGGCACAGTTGGTGGTTCCTGGGGCGAATGTGGCTGCGATCAAAGCGGAGCTGACCAGGCTTCTTGTTCCTGGGTTGGAGACGGCCTGATGTCAGTTCTTCAGGGGGACGTGTTCGCGGCGAGCTATACGGCACCCGCTACTGCGACGGTTGTTCTGACGGTTACCGCGCCTGATGGGACGACTTCGACTCCTTCTGTGGTGACTGGTGCTGCACCGGTCTACACGTCGACGGTGCCGGCGTCTCAGGTTGGTGCGTATCTTCTGACTTGGGCTGCGTCTGGTGCGGCGACTGATGTGTTTGCTGATCAGTTCACGGTGGTTGCGCCGTCGTTGCAGTTGATCTCGTATGGGGATCTGGTTGATCAGATCAACATCTCTGCGACGGATACGACGACGAGCGCCAGGCTGCGTCGTTTCATTCAGTCGGCTACCGATGTTGTGCAGAACATCACCGGCCCCGTCTTGCCGGTCACGAAGACGACATATTTCGACGGCGGGCAGTCGTCGGTGACGTTGCCGTACAAATGGGTGAAGTCGATCACTTCGGTTGTTGAGTGGTGGGGTGGCGCGACGATCTACACGTTGACGGCTCAGACTCCTGGTTCGTCGATGGGGACCTTCAACTACTTGTGGGATACGTCGAGTAACAGCATTACCCGGTATGCGGGCGGCTTTCCGACGTCGTTCTTCCCCCTCGAGAACTCGGTCACCGTGACGTATGTGGCGGGGATGGTAACGATCCCGCAGGACATCACAGATGCGACTGGCGAGCTCGTTCGTCACTGGTGGCAGCACGGTCAACAGCCACGTTCCGTGTCGTTCACCAATCCGGGTGCCGATGATGACACGGGCACGATTTCGGTGATGGGTTACGCGGTCCCGAACCGCGTGAACGAGATGTTGGCCCCTTACGCGCGCAGGCCGGCGATCTTCTAGTGGGTACTTCCATTGCCGCCGCGATCGACTATTTGGTCTCGGGGCTGGCTACGCCTTTGTCTGTAGCCGATCCGGCTGCGGTTGTTGTTGATGGCATCGCGACGAAGATGTCTGAGTCGATGGTGTTCATCGGTAAGGCCGGCCCGGATTCTGCGACGGCGCAAACCGGTTCGCAAGCCCTTCTTGTTCTGGGTGCGGGGCGGGCGCAGGAGGACTACGAGATCCCCTGCTTCACCTATGCGTTCCGCCCTGCAGGTCAGGCGCTGAGCGTGAAACCGGCGCGCGACGCAGCCGTAGCCCTGTTCGACGTGGTGGCCCATTTTGTGGCCTCAGATCGAACGTTCGGTGGCCTGTTGCTGCAGGGCCGTTTCGCTGAGATCAGCACCGTCGAACTTGTGCAGGACATCGACGACGAGTCGGGG